TCTGAATTCTTCAACTGAAATACCATCACTAATTGCTTTATCAGCTAAATCTCTTTTATTGTGTCTAGCAGCTAAATCTATAATCTCTTTTGAGTTTCTTTTAAATTCGGCTTTTGCTTCGTCAATAGTCTGAGTTCTAACTTCGTCAAGATTAATATCTTGTTTCTTTTCGTTTTCCATTAGTTTTACCTCAATGTTTTTGTGTTGTTTATCTTTAGAACGACCCACTCCAACAAGTCGACTTTGGTCAGCAGGAACAGACACACTGGATACTTCCATTGGTGTCCACATTGCTTTATAAAAAGTTTCATCATTTTCTTGATATCGTTCCAACTTATCAATTCTGTAGCCAACTGAAATGTTCATTCGTATACCATCAGCCACATCTTCAAATACTTCACGAGCTAAAGCAGATTTACCAAATCTAACTACAGCAGTTGTCCTTTTTGCTGTCTCATCTAATTTGAATTCTTCAATTACACCAATTTGCTTAGTCATATCATGGTCAAGCAATAATGGTGCTCTTCCTGAATTTATAAACTCCATGTTTATATCTCCAGCAGAATGTCCTAGCACTTCCATGCCAAAACTTCTTTCAACAGGTTCTTCAGAAGAAACACCTATACGAACTCTTCTATTTTCTTCATCAAGATAAGAATGTTTAGATAAATCAATAGTTCTATATTTCATAGGCATATCAATTACTTTTCTTTCCTCATCTTCATGTTCCATAGATACTTCGTCTAGCATTTCTACTTCTTCACCTTCTTGTTCATCCTCGTGGTGCTTTGAGAACTCAATGATTACAGAATCATCAGTCTCATTCACGTTGAGGATATGTCTATCTTCTTTATTCATAGATTTCTCCTCTTTATTTTTTGATAAAGGATGTTTTTCTGATTCTTGCGAATCAAAACTTGTTTGTCTTTCTTCTTCGTTTTTCATTTGATTTACTTTTGTTTCTGACCATTTATAGCCAGCATCACCACCCCATAATGCCCAAGCTATTCTGCCATTAGAAGGATAACCTTCTTCACCAGCATTAAAACCTTCTGCCTGTTTATCTACCTCATGTCTTGAAAAGAAGCTATACATTCTTTTTATAGTATCATCAGATAGGTTTTCACCAGCTACTATTTGTCTTGCTCTTACAGCACCAACTCTAGTGCCACCACGACCAAACTCCTCTCTCCAGTCTAAACCTTTTTGAGCTTCTACTTTCATTCCTTCAGTTGGTCTAGACATCGTCTTCCTCTTCCCCACCCTGTATCTTAGCTTCTACAGGTAATTTTTGACCAAATGGTTGATAAGCTAATTCAATATCATATTGTTTAGCTAATTCTATTTCTTTTTGATGTTGTTCAAATAACTCTTCAGTATCTCTACCATAGCTAGAGCTAATGTCAGCATAAGTAAGTGTTCCATTTTGTAAACCTATTACATTAGCTTGCATTTCTTTTAGTGGGTCAATCCAAGCAAAACTTCTTGGTATATAGTTAATAGCATTTGCAAATTTATCATATTTACCCATAGGTAAATTGATATAACCTGTTGATATAGCCATTTCTAACCAAGATTTAAAAACTGGGTTTACAAAATGCTCAATTACAAATTGTTGATATATCTGATACATACTTCTATCTTCTAAAGCACCCTGTCTTATTGAAGAGTAATTAACTGAAGTTAAATCATTAGATAATGAATGATAAGAAATATTTAAACCTGATGCGATACTTCTTAAAACACTTGTTGTAAAAGATTCAAAAGCTGATGTTGGATGATTAGGGTCAAATGCTTTAAAGTCCATTCCTGCTGGTAGTTGTTCAAATACACCAGCCTGAGCATTCATTGTTGGGTTGAAAGTATCTTCATATTCACCATCACCAACATAACCATCACCATCAGGTGATGTAAAGAAACCCATCTTAGATGCTCCAACTCTAGCTGCAACTATTTCAGCTTCTAAATAACCATTTAACATCTTCACATTAGCCATAGCTGTAGCAACCAAAGAAACACCTCTAGTTTGTTCTGCTCTAGTAGGTATGTAAGCATGGATAATTTCGTCAGCAGGCACTCTAATGTGTTGTGTTTGACTTAAATAAACTCTATCGTAGGGATGGTCTTTATATAAATGATAAGCAACAGGTCTGTCATACTTATCAACCTCAACACCCATTTTAACTTTGTTACCAGTAGCTTTATAAACATCATTTTTATTTTCATCTAAATGGTCTGCTTCTAAAAACTGTAACTGAAAACCAAAGGGTGAATTGCTATCTTTTATTTTCCTGATTAATACTTCACCATCTCTACATAAAGATTCGACAAATATTTTTTGACAATCTAAGAATGACAGTCTGCCATTGGTTGTACAATTACCAACCTGACCCCATTCTTTCCAAGCTGTTTCAATGAGCTGGTTTCCAGCAAGGTCTAATGTGCCATTGTCGTCACGTCCTTTGCTGGAAACTCTTATGCCATGCTTACCGATAACATTAGATACCATCAGGTTTAAGTATCTTGCAATATAGCTATCGTTCCTTGCTAACTCTCTTGCTCTATCTCTTAAAATTCTTATGTTATCTTTTATCTCAGCATCGGCACTTGTAGATGTGGTAACAAAATCTGCAAACAATCTTCCAGTATTAGCTCCAGTGTAGCTTCTTCTGTATGCTTGTCTTTTCTTTTTCTTAGGTTCGTTAACCCCTAATATTCTGTTATACCATGCCATTATGTGTAACTCTTCGGTGATGTGCCAGCAACACGACCAAAGTTTACCTTGATAGTATTTCCTGACCCTCTTTTGTTTTTAATTCTTTGTATTTTAACTTCTTTAAGATATTCAGCTTTATATCTGTCTCTAAAAGTTAATAGTTCGTCTATAGACATTCTTGATAATGACCTACCAGCTATAGACATAGATGACTGGTCAATATTTGCTCTATTTTCAATTACTGCTTCAATGCTATCTAAAACAATCTTTGCATGACTTCTAACTGAAGCAGATGTGGTTGCATAATTATCTTGAACTTCTACAAAACCTTCTTCTAATTTAACTCTTGCAGAATCAGAAGTTCTAGTTATGTAAGAAACCCAGTTGTAATTACCTTTTGTATAAGAAGATGTATTACTAGCTTCAATTATGTAAGTGTCACCTGACTCAGTTGCAGTCAAAGTAAAATTAGAAGCTGTAGCACCATCAACTAAATTAAATTCATAAGATAGTGAATAGTCTGCTACTGGATAATCTTGTGATAAGTCTTCTCTTTTCCATGCCCAAAAGTCTCCTAACTGTAATTCAGTTGGAACTTGTGGTGGATAATTTGTTGAATCAAATTTGTTGCTCAAGCAAAAACCTCATAAATGTTTTAGATATATCTACATCTAACACTAATGTGCATTAAGCTATTGTCAATATTAAAAAGGGAAAAAATAAAAAAGGCTCAATTAAGAGCCTTTTGTGATTTTGGTAGAATTTTAGAATTCTACATCTGTTGCAATAACAGATTCTAATTGAGATTCTTGCTCACCACCATAATATGCAAATAAAAAAAGCTCATTAACCTCAGCCCTAGTATCAGGATTTGTTTTATAGAATTCTTTTAAATTATTTAATGGAATTTTATTTTCTAATGCTAAGAATTGCATAAACATTTTAAATTTGTTGCCATATTTGCTTGTGAAATTTTCTATCATAGTTTTGTTTGTGTTTTTCATGTTTGACTCCTTTTTGTTTAACATACTACATATTATATATATTTATATATTTATATCAACAATTATTTATTAAAAAAAGTGAAAAAAGTGCAATTATTTCCAAGAAGTAGCAAAATTTCCTCTATTTATACCTCTTTGAGGTCTATTTTGTGGTTTTTCTCTTGGTTTTGATTCCTGAGTAAGTATTTTGTTCTCAATAGAATCATAATTAGGATTTAAAATATAAATAGCAGCAAAGTTATAAACTAACGTATCTAATGCTTCATTTCTTGGTCTTACCTGCTTCCAAACTAGCGTTTTCCTACCTCTTACAAACTTTGTGATTCTTTTTTCTGCTGTAAGCTGCTTAAAGTATTCTTCATCTAGGTCAGAACAAAAATGTAAAGTAGTATTTTCAGGTTCAGTAGATAATCTAGCAAAGATAGCTTCTTTTGCACTATCAGAACCAACACCATAAAGAACAGCTTTATTCTTTCCTACAAATGTAGGTCTATTTGCTATTGGTTTACCAGCTTGAGATAAACCTTTGATTGCAAATATTCTTCTAGCTTGTCGTGGTTTAGTAAATTGATAAACCATATTAGTATGATGTCCACCTGAGTCAATCGTGCAACATGATATGGGTATCAATCTTTCAGATTCAGTTTTAAATCTTTTCTTTAGGTAAGCATCTAAATCATTCCATACATTGATAGCATTTGGGTCACCCCAAAATATCTTATAATCACATACCCATGCTTCATAGTTTTTACCCCAACCTACTAGCTGTAATTCTAATCTGTCTTTTTGTGTATCAACACCAGCAGTTAAAACTAATACATCTTCAGGTATGGTTGTGTAATCATAATTTAATCTTCTTTCTAATAATGTTTCATATTCAACAGCTTCACCTTGTTCTTCCCAAGATTCGCCAAGAGCAGTATTAATCCAAGTCTTTA